TTGAGCCTCTAAGCATTTCGATGCTTGACTGTTCCCCTTCAGTCGATATTTCTGTTCTCCTGTTGTTGGAGTTGGATACATCTTCTCTAGGTACAGCATTGCGTCCGATAGTTTCGCTCCGTAAGTTACTCCCGTTCCTTTCCTCCTCGATACGAAACCCCCAGATTTTGTTCTCTCCACCATGTGTGATTGTTCTCCCCCCTCCTCGCAAACTCTCGTTGGTGTCGGATACATTCTCTTCTCCTCTTCTTGAACTGCTACTGTCAATGGTGTCCCTCCTTGTTTGTACTTCTTCGCTCTCTCCGATGCTGAATCTTGTGTTGGTGTCGGATACATTTTCATTATCTCTGGATCCACTTGTTCTCGTAGATTCGATGGTTTCGTTCTGCCCTTCCTGTGACCCTCCATAATCTTTTTCGTCCCTGCAGCGCTTCTCGGCGGCAAGTAATGAGTCTAAGCATTTCTGGCCAGAGATAGCGGTCATCGTTTGTACCTTTTTGTTTTCCTGCGACGCTGAAGGGTTGGCATGGGAACCCTCCCACAACGACATCTGCTGAGTATTCTTTTCCTTTGACATTTTTTATATCCTCCTCAATTGGTATGTTAGGAAAGTTCTTACGTAAAACTTCCTGACAGTATTTATCTTTCTCAACAAATTTCACTGTCTCAAAAAAACCTGTTGAATCTAAACCTAAAGTAAATCCTCCTATGCCAGAAAATAAATCAAGAACTTTTAATTTTCTTTCCATCTTTCAATTTTTTTATTTCTAATTGACAATAGTGTATTATTTTTTCTAAGTCTTGTATACCATTTTTGTTTTTATAACGACAAACGTACTTTATAACGTTCCCTTGGAAGAACGATAGATCATTTTTTGAAATAAATTCATATGGCTGTATGTGAAACAATTTGTAATGGGATCCCCCAATTTGTTTATCTTGTGGAAACGCCTCATTAAATAAATCTTTATATGTCATAACCCCTTTCTGTTTTTGGATAAATTATATTTAATTCTTTTTTAGCTCTTGTAACACCCACATAAAATAATCTATGTTCGTCATCAGGATTATCTAAATATTTATTATATGCAGCATTACTCAAGTCTGTTAGTAAAATTACGTTATCTCTTTCATTACCTTTAACACCATGAATTGTTGATATTTTTATTCTAGGTTCTTTTGACAAATCTTCTCCATTTTTTATTAATCTCTGTATTTTTCTAATCTCATCGTCTCCTAAATCGTCAAATGCAATATACCACTCTTCATCTGTTTTTAAACCATAATCTTTTTTTAAGGTATCTATGTTATAAAATTTTTCTTTTGACATATGTTTCATTAATTTTAGATCCACATTTTTACTCATCTTATTAGTTATCTTTTTATAATCATTATAATGTAGAGGAGTGCCTTCTCGTAACTTATTCCAATTCTCTATTAAGGCATAAATATTTTGAACTCTTGGAGTAGAGTTTCTTCTTTGAAAGTAAAAATTATTTTGATCTAAGTAATAGGCTATTTTTTCTAGTATTAAATTTGTTCGAGCAAGTATTAACCACTCTCCTTTTGATAGATCTACTCTGTCAATTTCCCAATGATAATTTACTTGACCCAACTCTTCTTTGGGTATCCAATTTTTTTCCACTCTATTTTTAACTTTTTTGATTATTTTATTAGCTACATTAAATATATTTTTAGGCACTCTATAAGATTGTTGTAATATTACTCTTTCTCCTTCTAAATTTATAAAAGTCTCTGCATCAGCACCATTCCATTTGTAAATAGCTTGGTCGTCATCTCCTGCAATAATAGATTGTTTAGAGTTTTTTTCTAATTTTTTAATGATGTCCCATTGTATTAAACTTAAATCTTGTGCTTCATCCACAAATATAACTTCAAACTTAGGACTTTCTCCCTTATCTAAAAATTTTTCTAACATATCTATGTAGTCAATTAATCCTTTTTGTTTTTTATATTGGTATAATTCTTTGTTAATTATATCTAACTTGTCATATGTAATATTATAGCTGTTACCATTTTGGTTATATAATTCTAATGGTGATATTCTTTTACTTCTAGCTAAACTAATTAAAGAAATATAAGGATCTTTAGAGTGTAAAATACCCTCGTGATCATGGTCATATCTTATACCCTCAAACTCTATTTGTAAGTCTCTACCTAAATCTTTGTAATCTTTTTCTTGCATTACATTTTCTTTTTTTAAACCTAATATGTTAAAACAAAATGAGTGTAGAGTTCTAAAATAAGGTAAGTCTTTTTCAGTTAGATTAAACTTATCCATAGCCCTACTTTTACCCTCTTGTGCTGCATTTCTTGAAAAAGTAAAGTAACCTATCTTGCTTGGTTCTACTTTCTGTAAAAATTTTTCTAACTCATTCATTAAATAAAATGTCTTTCCTGTGCCTGGTGGTCCATATATTATTTTTCTCATTAATAGTTCTCCTTGTTAAATGTTTTTTCTTTATAGGTCTGAGGTTTCTTATCAAATCTAGCTACCACAAAAACAGATAGTTTTGTTTTTCCTACTCTTTTAGTAAAACAATTAAGATTATCTTTTAACATTTGTGATGTTCTTTGATATTGCACCTTCCAATGTCTTCTTGTTAAATATTGATGAAAAAAATTATCAAAAACAAAATAATGAAAACCATCTTTGGTATAAGTCCCACCATTTTTAAGATCTTCATAATCATCTTTTCTAACTCTATTCAAACAATAATCTTCTAAATAATTTTTAAGTATATCTTTTGTGCCTGTTCCCTCTGCAGGTTCTGTTATTTCTGCACCTTCTAATAAGATATTAGTCTTTTGTTTCCATTCATTTGTTTTTAAAGTTGGTGGATTAAATCTGAGTTGCTTAACACATTCTTCTTGAAACAAAGCTTGATTAGTTAAATGTCTCGCTGAATCTAAATATAATCTATCACCATCAACGTTTAGATAATAATAAGGCTCCTCTAAGTTTACAACTTGCAGATCTGTCAAATTAGGAAACATAATTTCTAAACCTATTCCAAACTTTCTTGATTTACATAATTTTTTATCACACAGACTACACATAGGTTGGTCATTACATTTATAACCCCAATCTTTTTTTTCGTGTTGTTTTGTTATGATGTTTACTTCTGTATCAGACAATGGATGTTCCATAGCACTTTCATTGAACAATATTAATTTAGATTTCCAATTTTGTGGCCATTTTGATTTTGCATAAACACCATAATGAAATAGTGCATTGTTTCTACCACCTTCACCCACTCTATTTTGTGCCATTAATTCTATACAAGGTGGTCCATCTGAATAAGGAGTTTCTGGTCTTTCTATAGTTAATTCACCTAATTTATCTAAACTTATACAATTTATTTTATGTAATGAAAAAAAACCTTCTAAATTAACAGCTTCTCCATTATTATCAAATGCATATCTTGTTGTATTGTCACCATTAAAATATGGTAAATTTAAAAAATTTCCTGTATCATCTTTCGATTTTAATTCTCTTTGTTTTGGAAAAACTTCAGAACCACCATAACCCAAAACCGATTTTATCTCGTTTAATTTATCTTGCATTGAAGATGCAGAAACATAGTCTGATGTAAATAAAAAGACATGTGCACCACCAGATTTAGATCTAAATACTATCAAAGGTAGTTTAAGATTTTTTATTTTATTTATTAATTTTTTATGATCAAAACCAGCATAAGAATCTATGTCGATACAACCCCACTTACATTTATTATCATCATTGATAGGAATTACACCTAAGCTCTCTTTACCACTAATGTGATCAACCCAATGATCGTAAGTAATATCTTCTCTAATTATAAAAGACTTACCTTTGATTTTGTTGCCGTTTGAATTTATCTCTGAAACTTTAGTGACACCGTGAGCTCTGTTTAATCCTTGAAATATTTCAATAAATTTTTTTACAGTCTCCATAAAATGTGCATGGGCGGGTCTACTCTCGCTTCTCCGCCCACTAACCGGTGTTCTAGTAGTTACCCGTAGAATTTTTGGTTACAGTGTCTTCTGTACCATGTTTTGCTTCTACCTCACCCTTACCTACGCTTATAGCAAAGTTTTTAGCCATGTCGTAAACTGATTTATCAGTGACAGGTCCAACTTTAGACACATCCCATCCAAACCATGATCCTTTGTCATTTGACATATGAACAGGTTTTAGTCTATAAATGTGACTATATGTAGGCGGTGTAAATAAACCATTCTTACCTTGCATTTTCATTCCCATCATCATTGAGTTCCACTTTCTACTAACTTTAAGTTGAGTAGACTTCATAGAAATCAAAGCTGAAGTTGGAATGGTATTTAAATAAATAACAAAGTGATTAGCAGTGTTATCTAAATAATTACCGTTAG